CTCTATGAGACGGGAGCTTTATTTGATAAACTTCCTATCTCGGCGTTCGTTTGGAAGAAAACGGATGAAAAGATGGAACTCGAAAACTTAGAGCTTTGGGACGCTTTTAGTTATCATATTTCAATTATTCAAAAAGTTAGTGTTGGCTCGGGTAAGTGTAAATACTTAGCTCCTAACAAAAAATGGTATTTTGGTGAATATTTATTCACAATCGATAGCTGTCATCCTGAGTATAATATTCCTGATATCGGATATTCGGAAATACCTTCTCAACATAAATCGTTTAATATCATACAATTAGATAATGGTTACTTTGCAGCACAGCCTAATAATCGTGTAATTTTCTACGATAAATCACTCTCTCCAAAGAAAATGAGATTTCCAGATTACAAAGTCTCTACAATAGAGTATGGTGTAGAGAATAAATCAAAATGGACAGCAGGGGATGATGAAAGTTTTTTCTATAATTTCGAAGAAGCCGAGTAAGGAAGAAGAACTAGAAATAGTTTTTGAACCTGACTTTGAATTACCTACAATTCACTAACGACCTTGTCCCCGATAAGCTTTAAAATTACGTCGCTTATGTTTATTCATAGTTGACCAACTAATTCTACCATCGCCAATAGTAGTTTTCTTTACTACATGCTCAATAACCTTAGAACTATCTGTTTGTTTCTTTGCCATTAGTGTTCCATTTTGCGAATGCTTTTTATAAATATTTTACCTTGTAGTTCTTCTAATTCTGCTTCCACTTGACCACAAGATATCATTGTGGTAGGCATGTTTCTTTCCATAACTCTTTTCTTTTCTAAACAGTCGGAAACACTATCTGTTAAAGTATGTTCTAACAAGTCCCCTTGACTGCTGAATAAACAAAGAGCTATGACTACTTTCCACATTAGTGACCATTCCCATTCCCATTACCAAATTTAATATCTCTAGTAGCATCTTTTAGTTTTTCTACATCTTTTAAAAGCTTATCAACTTCAGATTCTAAATGATCAATCATTACTTGAATGTGAGCATTCTCATCTAAGATACCTTGATGTTTTTCAACTTGTTGTGCTAGAAATTCTAATAACATAAATTGCTCGTCATCGGCGGGTAGATTACCCATTAAACCTCGAGGCCATTTAATTCTAAACTCTGTGTTTAGTTCTAAATCTTTTTCCATCAACTCCAATCTAGTGGAGTGTTGATTAAGGGTTTCGACTATTCCAAAATAAGCATAGACTCCTAGTGCCACGGCAGTGACAATAGAAATTAAATTTCGGATAGGCATCCCTACCGTCGTCTTGTCGCTTATTTCCATTTAGCACCTCCAGCGTTTACGTGCTTGTCTTAATCTTGAGTTTGGATCTGCTGCCGCTTTAGGAAACTGTTTCATTTGTCCTGCTGAACGAGCACAATAAGATTTTCTTCTCGATGCTCTTTTTCCTGTAGGATTTTTTTCCGTTACCGCAGTAGATAATTTAGATCCAGGGTTTTCTCTTCTATAACGAGCAACACCTGCGGAAGTCATTCCCGCCCCACTTTTAGTGGAGCGGAAATACTTTTTAGTTTTTGGCGGTTGCTTATCTCTTTTGCGTTCAGCCATGTTTCTTATCCTGTATAGAATACAGTACAAGAACAGTTAGTAACTGTCACGTTAAGATTTGAAGCAAATCTCACTCCCTGTTCAGGGATACCTAAAGAGAAATCTGAACCTCCGCCTTGTACGTTAACAGTGAATACAGTTGTACCACCATTTTTAAAAACAATACTACCAGCATCAGTAGCGTCAGGACTAATCAAGACACCTTTTAATCTAGAGTTATTGTTATTTACATTTTGCGCACTAGCATTTGCTGTAAAGCTTTTTGCTAATACATCACTATCGAAGGCCATGATTTACCTCCTTAACTAGACTGTGTGCCGTCGTCTTGAATGTGATAGTAGATCACACCGTCAACAGTTCCACCAGTTGGAGCAGAAGCACCAACAGTAGCTGTTACTTTTACTTTTTCTGTTAACTTAGTCTGACCAGTGACTAAAGCACCTGCTTGACCTGAAGAAACATCTTGTCTTGCACCGATATCACTTCTAGCTTCGTTAGCTAATCCATCAATATCGACAACATCAGTTCCACCATCATAGTCCACAACACCAATATCAATAGTTGGGCTTGAACCACCTGTAGCGCCACCTTTTGTTAATACGAAATCAACAATAGCGCCCTCAGGAAGAATCACAGGATCTGTGTTAGTTGATGAAATTTGAACATCTGCTGTAGATGCAGCAGCGTTCGCTACGTGAAATTGAGCTACCATTGGGATTGAACCCGCATAGGTAATTCTATCTTGATCTCCACCGTTACTTCTTAAAAAGCCAGTGAAAGTTGTTTTGTTTGCCATAATAAACCTCCTCGGTTGTATAGACCTTGTCACACAATCTCTATACCGTCTGCTAGCTCAGTTTGTGCGACTTGTTATGCTAGAACTTCAATATGCCATAAAAAAAGGGCGGAGTCAAAGACAACCGCCCTTTCTTGAGTTATATAGGAGGGAACGTTCGATTAAGAACCTTGTGAACCGTATACAGCTCTAGGATCTGAGAAACCGAAAGAATATCTCTCTCTGGCTTTGTATCTCATGTTACCTGTGTCGAAATCACCTTCCATAGCAGTTCTGATAGGTGTTCTTTCAAAGTACTTGAAGCCGTTAGGGGCATCAGTCTTGATGAAATACGCATCAGTATCTGTTAAGAAGTGGTTGACCACATAACCTTGAGGAATCATACCCTTGTTTCTTAAAGCGTTCACATCGTTGTCGGCTGTGCCTGGTCTTAACTGAGACTGTAGTAGTCTTTCAGCTGTGAACTGCAAGTTAGAAGGAACGATTAGTTTCATACCTTGTAACGCAATCTTTAAACCACGCTCGTCAACAAAAGCAGCAATATCAATTAATGCTTGCTCAAGTGATGTTTCGTTTAAGTCCGCATCAGTGGAACTTCTGTTTGAGAAAGTACCTGCCTGAATTGGGTGTGCTGTATTACACAATGTAACGCCGTCACCACCAAGCTGTGATGAGCTGAATGCGTTGTTTAAAACAGCGGCAGCTTTCACTTGCTTTGTGTTTGACATTGATCTTGCAAGAGCTCTTGTGTATCTAGCAGCTAGCTTGTCGTAGAGGTTATCTTCGATTGCTTCTTCTGTGATTGCAAATGCTAATGCAATTGTTTCGTGTGTGTAACGAGCTGTAAAGGTTTCTTCAGCATTGTCATATGAAATGCCAGAACCTTCTGTCTTTACGGGTGCAGATCCGAAACCGGATAACATTACCTCTTCTTCGAATGCTCTGTCTGAAGACTCAGTATCAAAGATTTCAGCATGTTCGTTTTCGTATCTATCATACTCCAAACCAAACAGTGCGTTTAGGCCTGGTTCTAACTCTTTAACGAGTTGACTTCTTGATATAGCCATGGATTATACCCCTGCCTTTCCACCTGTGTAGTAGTGAAGGTTAGGTTTCACTATTAGGTTTCCGTTAGCAGCTGAAGTGTCACTGTTTTCTGGATCTTTTGAAAGACCAACGATTATCCATGTGGATGAAGCGTTAGATGCAAAAGTATCAACTTCTGCTTTTGAAGAACCAGAGATAGTGCTACCTGCGGTGTAAGCTGTTTCAGCGTTTTCACCAACGTTAGCTGCAGTTACTGTTCCACTTGCTTGAACTTCAAACAATTGGTTTGGGTCATCGATAACGTTTGCTACGATGTCTGCTGCTGCAATGCTGCCTGGATAGTAATTACTAAAAGTTGGTTTTTGTGTTGTTGGATCTGTATAGAAACAACCATTAAAAATACCAACAATAGTATTACCTGCCGCATTAGCAACCTCTAGTGTTCCACCAGAAACTAGTTCCACTGGATCACCTTGGAAGATAGCTGTAGCATAACCATTGGCAATATTATATTCAGTTTGCCCTTGGTTCGATACTCCGCCACCCACTTTACCGACGGCTCTAAAGCCGAATGGTGCGTCTTGGTTAGCCATAATAATACTCCTTTTGAGTTTATTGTTATTAATTTATGACATCAGTAGCTAACCCAGGAAATTTTACTTAGGTTACTCTTTACTGGACTTACCACCAAATGTCACTCTACTTTGCCTGTCGGGTTTACTGATCGGCATCCTTGGATCGCTAGCCTTTAAAAGATCGTTGTCGACAGCTTCTTGAGCAGCTTTAGTCTGATCTTCGAAGTGTTTGTTTCTGTCTTCAGCGATTTCCAAAGGAATACGAGCCAACAGTAATCCCCCTATTCCTATCACCCCAGCGTGTTTACCGTCATCGATTGAGGGAAGATTCCAGTCAGGATATTCCTCAGCTCTCACTAATTCGTATCCTTCCCGAAGACGCTTGTAGACATTAGCTTTGTCATCATAGCCTCTTACAGATTCCCTGATCCAACGGTGTTTAAATCCAGTGGGCGCAGGCGGTGCTTCCAAAGATGAAGGGTTAACCCAGGATCTTTTACGTTCTGATTTAACTCTGCTCTCTGTAGCCCTTGGAGTCTTGTTTACCATAATTTACTCCTTTACGTGTTTAGCGTACTCATTTAGAGGTACACCTAAGTTTTTAGCCGTTTGAATTTGTCGAGGTGTCAAACGAACCACCTTCCGTGCATTTCCAGTACCTCGTTTTACAGAAGCCACAGGTTGCACGACTCTGGGCTTACTGGAGGTATTCTCCTCAACAGTTCCACCTTGGTTGAACTTATGAGGGAATTCAGTTTTAATCCTACGATCAATCTCAGTATAGTACTCATCTGAGTTCGGGTCAAACCCTTCTTCTTCAATTAATTTTTTATGAATTGAAAAAGCGGTATAGGTCATTGCCTCATCGCTTCCAAACCACGGATTATTCTCTGCCCAACTCTTTGCTCGAGGATCGGGGGCAGGATTTTGTTCTTGTTGAACTTGTCTCTGTGGTTGAGGATTAGAAATTTCTTGTTCTCTAGACTGAGCTCTTCGCTCACGATCAGCAGTCGCAAGTGATAATCTTTCTTTGTCTAAAGTTGCTCGTGATAATAGTTCTTGAGCTGCAATAATTTGATCAGGATCATTATTCTCATATGCCTTTTTCAAGCTATCTTTAGCTAAAACATATTGAGTTTCTACACGAGTTTTAAACTCGTTATAGTAACCGTCCTGCATCGTATTGTATTGAGATTGAGTTTGAGAAGTTTGTTGTTCAACTTGCTTTAATCGATTAGCAAGAGCAACTTCTCTTTCCTCAGCTTCTTTTGCTCGACGAACTAATGTGTTAATTCGTTTTTGAACATCTTTGCTGTAATTTTGATATTTATCTTTTTTATCTTCGGAAGATTCCTCAGAAGATTCTTGAGATACTTCGACTTCAGGTTCTTCAGTCGCTTCGACTTCGACTTTTCCTGTTTCGCCTTTTAGTTTTGAGATTTCTTGATCTATTAAATCTTTGCCTCTCGGCTCTGATACATCTATTTCAATTTCCTGCATGTTATCAGTTTCGTTTTGTAGTGCTTCAGCCATAACTTACTCCTCAGACATGAACGATGTCACTTGGCTCTTTGATCGTGCCAATGATTTCATCGTCGTTAATAATACGGCATTCGCCGTCTTCAAGCTTAAATCTTGCGCCTGCATATCGACCAAATAAAATCCAATCGCCTTCTTTACACCAAGGACCATTTGGAAATTTTTCTTTATCTTTATATGCATCAGGACCAACCTTTAAAACATAAGCACAAACAGTTGCATAGTGTTCACGCTCTCTTGCTTCTTCTGGAAGGATAATACCGCCTTTTGTTTTAGCTTGTCCCATGTAGGGTAGTATCAAGATTCTCCAACCTGTTGGTTGAGGAAGTCTTTCGATTAGTTTGCTCGGAAGTTTAGAAGGATCTAAGAATTGTTCGTCTCTTTTTCTATAAGCCTTCTCCAAAGCAAAAACTTTGTCAGGTAGTTCCTGACTTTTGTTTTCCTTAGTTGTCATCATTTACCTTTGCTTTTTCCAGGATATCTTTCGTATCCCGCTGTATTGTTAATAACATATTATACTGACCTGTCAAATACTGATACTTCTCCCAATTGTCAATACTACCTGTTAAGATAGCATCTTCGAGGTTAAGTCTCTGATTCCTCAGATTGTCTAATATCCTTTTGATGATTTGTAGTTCCATTATTTTCTCCATGTTTGTTTAAACAAGCGACGCATTCGCAAATAGCGCATTCACAATTACAAGTAGTTTCTGCATGACAGATGCAGTCACATTTTCGACAACGATCTAACATTTTACTTTTGTTTGGACAGTCATCAGCACAATCACATCCCTGACACATTATTGGGTAACTTTCTTATATTTTTCAAAGCTGCGCAATCCGGCCATACCTAGGAGAGCCATGACAAGTGGCATGAGTTGTTCCATATTCATTTGAGGAAGAGGTCCAACATCAACTTGAAAAATTCCTAAAAAGAACACGATAAAAGGTTTAAGGACAAATTCGAAAAATATGGCCAATGCTGCACTAAATCCAATGAGGGGTCTCCAAGAACGTTGCAGTAGACCTGAAATATCGGTAGCTGTAGACTGAGCATCCGCTAAATTAATATCCATTTGTTTAGAGTTAATTTCATTTTCAAG